TATGTATATATTTGCTTAAATATATTGATAACCAGCATTAAACAAAATAGAATGGCAAAAAAGCAATCTACTTATTCTATAGACGAAGTCATTAGAAAAGACTTTAAAACTGAGTGTACTATTAATGAAGTTGACATGAGCGAAACAATACAGAATTTTATGGAAAACTACGCTACAGTAAGCAAGAGATTAAGAAAAGAAAGAGAAGCTAGAGATGAACGAGGATAAAGAAGACATATTTGAACAAGCAGCTAATCAGTTTATAAACAGTAGTCTTAATGATAATAAAATGAAAATTGTCAAAAAAGACGAACAACTGAAAATAGCAGAAGAAAGAACAGAAGTTCCTGTTGATGCAGCGTGGAAAAGAGTTGAAAAAGCCATAAATGGAAAATTTGCAGATAGATTTATAGAGGTAATGGATAATTTGCCTGATAAAGACTTCATGCGAATATATTTAAAAGCGCTAGAATTCTTTAAACCTAAAGTAGTAAGACAGGAAGCTATAGGAGCAGAAGATACAGAAGTAAAAATAAATGTTCAGTTAATGGGAGTTAATGAAGAAGGTAACATTGTAGAATTAAAGCTTAACGAGAACACAAATACTTACGAATAATGAAATCTGAGGCTAGAATACAACAAGAGTGCTTTATATGGTTTTGGAATAAATACCCAGAATATAGAAAGCTATTATTTGCAGTGCCAAACGGTGGAGCTAGGTCAACTCATGAAGGTAAATTACTAAAACAACAAGGCGTAGTAGCTGGAGTAAGCGATATGCTATTTATGATAGACGGAAGATGCTATTGTTTTGAATTAAAAACTAAAATAGGAGTTCAAAGCAGCAGACAAAAAGATTGGCAGTATAGAGTTGAATCACAAGGATTTAAATACTACATTGTAAGAAGCTTGCGATTATTCCAGGAAATTATCGAGTCAATTATAAAACACCACAACCCACAACTTCAAAACTAACTTATGGAAAATAACTTTTTTACAAGACTATATTTAGCAATAGTATTTTTACTAGAGCCATTATACAAAATAATATCATGGACAGTATGGATATTTACTAATATAGATATATTCGAAAATTATAATTTATATAAAGACAGAATAATAAAGCAGCTATTTAAGCAATGAATTTTAAAGTAACAAAAACATTTGCAAAAACAGCTAATGCATACTATGACCCGCATTATAGACAAATAGTAAGTATGGGCGGTTCTAGGTCAAGTAAAAGTTATTCTTTTATGCAGCTTTTTGCTATAGAGTTAGCAAGAGTAAAGCGATTAAAAATAACAGCTTGGAGAGATACTAAAGTTACATGCAGAAGTACAATACTTGAAGATTTTGAAAATATATTAATAAACCAGAAAATACATAACCATTTTAAAGAGAATAAACAAAAAGGAACTTTTATTCACAGGAAGACAGGTTCTAAGATTGTATTTGAAGGAGCCGATAATATAGGCAAAGTTTTAGGCGGTACACAGCATGTTTCTTTTTTTAATGAAGTAACAGAATTCTCTAAAGACGTATATTTACAAATCACACAAAGAACTTCACATAAAGTATGTTGTGACTATAATCCATCTAAAGACTTTTGGCTAGAAAAATACAGGAATGATAAAAGAACAAAATTTATACATTCAGACTTTAGAGACAATGCTTACTGCCCAAAAGAAATAGTAAAACAATTACTTAGTTATGAGCCATGGGAAACAGGAAGTTATGATGTAATTGACGGGCAAGTATATTACAGAAATCAGCCTATAACATCTTATAATCAACCGCCTAAAAATGAAGAAAACTGGGCTAAAGGAACTGCTGATGAATATTTATGGTTAGTTTATGGTCTTGGTATAGGGGCAGAAAAACCACATAAAATATACAAAGGATGGAAAAAAATATCTGAGGAAGCATTTGATGCTTTGCCATATCAATCATTTTTCGGTATAGACTTTGGAGCTAAAAACCCTACAGCTATAATAGAAGTTAAATACGATGGAGATGGTCAGTTTTTTGTTAAAGAATTATTTTATCAACCATTATCAGATATACAAGGTTCATTGCCGACTATATTAAAAAAGTTTTGTCCACAAATAAAATTAAGTGAATCTTTAATAATATGCGATTCGGCTAAAGAATTGTACGTAAATATACTAAAAGAAGCTGGTTATAATGCTGTTAAAGCTTTAAAAGGTAATAATACAGTATCCCCAGGTATAATACAAGTACAAGGCGTTAATATATCGTATGTTCCATCTGAAAATTTGTCTACTGAATATATGAATTATTCATGGCAACTTGACAGGTATTCTAAGCCAACAGACGAACCAGAGAAGAAAGATGACCATTTAATGGATTCATTAAGGTACGTAATAACATATTTAGTAAGATATTTTGGCATAGAAATGTAAAAAAAATGAAAATATTTTAAAAATTTATTAAAAAATGTTTTTTTAATCAAAAGTTTTGTTTATATTTGCCTGCAATATGGCAAGTCTTCCAAGTTTTATAAATCCAATCTGGGAAAGAGATGTAGACGGTACATCTTTTTACGATATAACGTCTTTTGATGAGTGGTCATCATCTACGTCAAATAATGTTATATCACAGAATCATCCTATACTTACGCCGGCCATACTATTCGTTGCCAAGCTATTCTCACAAGCAAATTTTAGATTAGAGAATAAGCGCACAAAAAAGGTAGTTGATAAGCATTGGATTCTAGACGTCCTGCATAGACCAAATAGCTATCAAACTAGTCTTGACTTCTTAGAGACTCTGTTATTTAGCATGATAGCAAATGGCATGGCTGTTGTGTTAAAAAAACGTGTTATCGGATTTGATAAATTTGACTCATTATACGTTTTAAATCCTGAACATATAGAGTGGCCGGCTAATTTTTCTAAAAAGTATATTACATCTACAAAACCTGAAGATACTTTTAAGAAAGAGCAAATAACATACACTGAAGATGGAGAAGACAAGAAGTTTTACATAAAAGACTTAATGTTTTTTTATGACTTGCCAAATTTCTTAAACAAAAATCCACTTAAAGTAAAATCAAGAATTGACGGTTTAAAACAAACTTTATTAAATACACAAGACAGCTTAATAGCAAAAAACATAATATTAAAATCAAACGGCAAAGAGCTTTTAAGTTTAAAGAAAGATAGTGTAGGTTTATCTCCGGATGAAAAGAAAGAAGCTGAATCATTATTAAATGTTAATTATGGATTAAGTAGAACACGCAAAAGAGGTTTAATAACTAGAGCTGATTTAGACTGGAAATCTTTACATATTGCATTACGAGATTTAGGATTAGATGAAAGCATTAAAGTAGATGGTAACTTAATATTTAGCGCGCTTCATATTCCTAAAGACATATTATCTTTAGAAGCAAAGAAAACAACTTACAACAACTTTAAGGAGTCTATGACTTCTTACATACAAAACGAACTACAAAGCACGTTAAACGCTATCTTAGCCACTTTTCAATTAGAAATAAAAGAACCTAATATTGTATTAAAAGGAGATTATGACCATCTTCCTGTTATGCAATACGCAATGAAAGAAAAGTTTGATGTTATACAAAAACAAGCTACAGCATTAAACTATCTTTTAAAAACAGGCGTGCCAAAAGAAATAGCATTAGAAATGTGCGACATGCCAACAGATATTGAGCTTGGAGAATTATTTGAAATAACTCAAAATGAGCAAAGACAACAAACAGAAGAAGCTGACGGAGACGGAGAAAGAGACAATGAATAGACACATTAAATCCAAAAAAGAAAAATTCGTAAGAAGAAGCTTTATTAAAAAGAATTAAAATGATTATTAAAGGACTTCCAAAATTTACAAGCGAAAAAGAGTTTTTTAATTTCTTAGTTAAAAACGAAGACACTATTTTTGCTCAAGCTAAAATGCAAATTAAAGAAGCTGATTCTTTTGCATACAGCATCCCAGATTTGAAGTTGGGTTTTGGAGCTTCAAATAAAAGCGCTACGCAGATTCAAGAAGAATTACTTAACAAAGAAGTCTTAGATGT